CCACCGCGTCATCATTTACATTTGCAAGTGCTGCAATTAATTCTTTCTTGGTCATATTCTTTTTTGTTGCGCAGGGCTTACGCCCTGCTGGTTAAACTTATAATATTTGAATCTCTTTGTTACCTATCTCTGTATCTACATTCAGAACCTCGTACTTTTGAGCCTTGTAATTATAAACGACTTCACAGGTATTGAAACCTCTACCATCTTCTCTTTGGTCATAAACAGTATTTATATGCTGATACATTTTATTGCCTAACATGAAGTTTATCTTACCTGATGTACAGAAGTAGAATGCTACTGCATACTTCAATGTTTTCTTTTCATCAATCTTCTTTGTTGCCATGATCGTATATCTTTTAATTGTTATTACTTCGTTTCTGATGATGCAAATGTAATGATTAAAATCATACATACAATAAATAAATATACTATTTGTATGATTATTATCACATATTAACAAAACAGCATAAGTATGATTATAATCTAAATATATTTTAATACAAATGACTATATTCAATCAAAACAAGCTGATTTAATTTGTTTATTCGATTTTTACCCCTATATTTGCATCTGATTAAAATCATACACACATGGAAGTAAAGACAATAATCAAGCAGAAAGGCTTCACAATGGAATCCGTTGCAAAAAAAATGGGTATAACAAGGGTTACACTTGCCCAAAACCTTAGTAGAAATCCAACAGTAGGAACATTACAGAAGATAGCAGATGTTATTGGATGCAAGGTTGGTGACTTCTTTGTTGATGATATGGATATAAAAGATGATGCCAACACCATCACCTGCCCCCACTGTGGAGGTAAAATACATTTTGACGGAGAACCACATATGCCGGAACACAAGAATATACGAGGGAAAGAATACTATAAATAAAAAAATATGGAACTAAAAGACTTTATAAAAGAAACACTTAGTCAAATAATAGATGCTGTTTCAGAAACACAAGAAAAATACAAAGATAAACATGTCCTAATTTGTCCCGATGATATTCAATCTGAAAAAGGAGAATATTATATTGACAATGAATCTCATTATGAATATTATAACCGAAAGACCAAAGTACAAAATATAGAGATGGACATAGCTATTTCCGTTACCGAAAAAGAAGGTAATAAATCAGGAATAGGAATCGCCAAAATTATAAATGTTGGTACTTCGTCAGAAAATGCAATACAAAATGAAAGTGTTAGTAAAATAAAGTTTTCCATTCCACTTGTTTTACCAACAAGTAATACAAGAGAGTATTACCAAAAATATGTGAAAGATTAAAAGTAAAGCCAGAGCATTAAACTCCGGCTTACTCATTGATTAGCCCTTTGAATCTTAACCGATTTACGATTTCAGTGTAAAGATACTCTATATCCCCGCTGAAATCCCCATAGTTCTGATAGAGAAACACGACATCAGCGCAGTTGTCGGAAATTGTACTCTTGGACTGAACCCCAAGTACCCTTGACATCTCTTCGCGTAACCCAGCTGTCATTTTCCCACCGGCAAGCGAACTTGGAGAAAACAAGTACAGGATAATGAAGATGAACTTCTTCCGCTGGGTAACACTATCAATACAAGGGGGAAGACTTCTGCTATTCAATAGCTCAACGAAGATTTTATAGATATCCCTAATAAGGCTTTTATCTCTCAAAATTGGTGAAGCTAAGGTATTTTCTTCTTCTGAAAGTTCTGATTTCTCAATTCTAATCTTTTTAAGGCGAATTATTTTGTTAAAATCCAGTTCCATAACACGATTATTTTAAAAGTAAATAGTATATTTGCATCATAATCGTGTAAGGAAGAGCTGATTCATGGTCGTGCGTGGGTTGGCTCTTTTTCATTCTTCCCCATTCGTGCTGACGAATGGTTTCTTTTCCAAATCATAGCAGGTGATATATACCCGTTTCCCATTAACATCACATAGAGCAAGGGCATATCCTTTCTCCAGTATTTTAACCGGCTGATTGTCGCAATAGACAGTACTTCCAACCGGAACTCTTATAAAATGACGTACTATCATTTGATTATCTTTAGCTTGTTATACCAGCGTGAAGAAAAAGGGAACCACCCGATTAGGAATGATTCCCCGAAAATAGTTACTTTATATAGTTTGCTCATATTTGTTCAGTTTTGCTCTAATTTATTCTAACGTACTTACCTGCAATATCACAAGTTTTTATTACCTCCGCATTATCCTCACCAAAAGCGATGAGAATACTACCACAGCCGGGAGAATCTCCACGAGTTCCGTCTGGACGGAAGAATCTGATTCGGTTACGCAAGAATTTCATTGCCGTTGCCTTCTCGAATATCACATCCTGAAACATCTTTGAATCGCAACGATTGAAAAGTAAAGCAATGCCGTTTCCATGTTCTGCCATCCGTTTAACGAAACATTCTATAAGAGGACGGGAATAAGGTGGGTTCAACCAAACGCGACCTTTCCATTCTTGTTTTAATCCATCGTCATTTTTGTTGTACATGACATTTGCCGTTTTATAGGGGGGGCTACTGGGGCACATGGGTCTAAATCAAATTCACCCAATGCGTCTATAATTTCTTTCGGTGTGTACCATTCATCGGTACTATTAGCCGATTTTTCAAAGGTTGTATTCATTTCTGTTCCGTTATTAGTTAATTGGCAGTTTCATAAAGCACATCCATATCGTTTTACTTTGTCGGCCAGTGGTATGCCCAAACAAAGGCTTATAAGGTATAATGGATAAAACTTCATTGACTTTTATTTCACTCTCACTCCATTTGAATACCAATGTCCCGTTGGGCTTTAGGACACGCATACATTCATCAAAACCGCTTTTTATCATTTCTTGCCAATTATCCGGAAGCCTACCATATTTCTTTGCCATCCATGATGTTTTGCCAAGTGTTTTCAAATGTGGCGGGTCAAACACGACCATGTAGAAAGAGCTATCCTCAAATGGCAAGTTGGTAAAATCAGCCACTATATCAGGTCTTATTTCTATTATCCTAATCTTATCTCTGTCCTTGGCCGTAAGTGTTTCCGAACGTTTGTCAACAAATAAGGCAAGAGGATTATATTTGTCAAACCAAAACATTCTACTGCCACAACAGGCATCTAATATAAGTTTTCCATTTTCCATTAAGCTATTTCTTTTGATTTCTTCAATCTCAACTTTCTCAATACTTTGCAAAGTGCTTCAGTATTTTTTCTCGCTTGTGTAACCTCCACCGCATTCCCGATAAATTTCTTTTGGTCAGCTTGTGTGCCTATTAAAACATAATCTTCAGGGAATCCCATAATCTTTTTGAGTTCCGGAATGCGAAGCATCCGCATTTTAATATCCACTATGCCATACAGTGCCATGAACTCCTTTATCTTCACGGTCATAGGACTATCATTGTCGTAGATTTCAATCGCTACCTGACCGCTTTCTGTTGCTACCAGATAGGGCGGCATCTTATCCATGCGGGCTATTAATGTGAAGCAGGGGCTATCAACAGAGCCGCCAGCACTGTTGAACTGTGGATTCATCAGATAGTGCCATTTCCTGTTTGCGGTAATGGTCTGGGAGGGTTCCTCTATACTGCTACCTACATTTAAGAATGCAGTATTCATTATCCACGGCTGGCATGTTACCAAGTTTTGTTTCGGTGTTGTGGTAACAGCGGGGCATGGCGAGTTTATATCAGACACCTGACCACCTCCAGAATATTGATTCATAAAAAATGGAGATACAAGGGAAAGTCTGTCTTTAGTCAGAAGTGTAGGACAAGGCTGATTAATATCCTTTCCTGTATCCTTAAAGTTATAAGAACACATAAATCGGCTTTCAATTAAAGCCATCCTGTCCTTCGTTGTGACCGTTGGAGCTGGAAGGTCTACCGAATGATTATGTCCATTTCCATAATAAGCAGAGACAAAAACATGGTGGTCTTTGCAGGTGATTGCACCTGCCGGTTCTTCTACGGACACATTCTTGCTTTCGGGATGTCCGCTGAACTGTTTGGAGAGGAAACTTACCTGTACCTTTGCAAAGCGGTTTTCAGTAGTCAACACTCCGCATGGTTCATCAACTGATTTGCATGTGTCTTGAGGGCGAACCGTATTGTAACGGGAAAGGAAAGCATCCTTTCCTCCGGCTACAAACTTGATAAGTCCAGCATAGATACGTTCAAGCGTTTTCTCTGCAAGAGGCTTTTCCCTGAAGATGGTAGTTCCTTCATCAGAGAAATCAAGCACATCTTTTACCGGCTTCCACTTCTCCAGCCGCGAGAACATATCTTGCCTACCACCTTTACAGTGGGTCGGTTCTGGGAATACTATCGGCAAGTTCTTTTTAGCAAAGATGCCGAAGAAGCGTTTTCTTGTGGTGTAGGCACCGAAGTCGGCAGCATTTAAGATGCGGTGCTCAAAGTTGTAACCGTACTTCTTGACATTGCGCACCCACTTTTGATAAAGCCGGCCTTTGTCCATGCTGATAGGTTTCCCATTCTCATCCATATCTCCCCATGACATAAACTCTTCTACATTTTCAATCTGAATGTAGTCAGGGTCTATAACATCAATATAACGGAAGAGATGTTCTGCCAACGTTCGGCTGTCGGCATCTCTCGGCTGACCGCCTTTGGCTTTCGAGAAGTTGGTACACTCCAAAGAAGCATGAAGCATTATCATGGCATCAGGGTATAGCTGACGGATACGTTCTACAATAGTGCTTATCGGGGAAAGTTCCAGTGTACGGATATCCTCAATAAAGTGAAGTGCATCAGGGATATTGGCATCATGTGAAAGGATGGCATTCTTGTCATGGTTCACACAGCAAACAACCTTTCCACATCTATTTCCATCCAATCGTGCTTCTTCCACACCTTCGGACAAACCGCCGGCGCCACAAAAGAGATCAATAACAAATAGTTCTATATCGGACAGACCTTCAATGGATTTTAAGATATTTTTCTGCGATTTCATAACTTCTCCTTTTTAAACAGGTGGCTGAACGCATTATCCAAATCCAAGTCCAGATTCAGTTTGGACGGGAAAGATTTAATGTATTCGTACATCTTATAAGCGAGGTTGTCATCATCACCGCATCTGTCAATCAGTGTGAGCAACATGGCGTTCACCATGTCAGAATCATTGCCGAAGTTTTCCTGAGTGGATTCGCTGCAATGATTCACATCACTTTTCAATCTCTTTATCGCGGCTATGGCTGTGTTGAAGTTTCTTTTTGAATCGTGTCTGAGTTCAAAGCCTTCCTTCTTGTATTGCTGCTGCATTTCTAGAAGGTTGGTTTCTAAAACGTCCGTGAGGACAAATACGATGTTGGTCAGTGTATTCAATTGAGTTGTTTCTTGCATAATAGTAAATTTTATTTGATTTTCAAATAAAAAAATAAAGTCAGATTATCCGCAGAATAGGGGAGAAGTTGTAAAATGTGAACTTCCCCAAGATGTCATACGGTGTATTTTTTCAAAGTGTCCATGATATTGTCTATCGGCAGGGATACGGATGTTTTTCCCTTATCTTCATAGCAGGCAATATGTCTGTATGCCTCAGGGAAATTCTCTTTGATTCTTTTGAATGTCCGTAATGTCAGAAGTGACGCAACGACTGATTCATATACCTTGGTCTTCTCATCCTTTACCGCACTGATCTCGATTTCCAGTTTGTTTATCTTTTCAATAACTTCCCTGTCCGCCTCAATGTGAGGATAGTAAGCGTTTGCGCTGGGAAATCCTTTCAGTCCGGCAACACGTTTTTCATAGGAACCGTTAAACAGTGTGATGCTATATGCAACAGAGAAATAAGACCGAAACTTTTGAAAACAGTCGGTGATTTCCTGTGGAATGGATTTTCGGATCACCTCTTCCGTAATCCTGACCTGTTCATCATGCAACAGGTTGATTTTCTTTTCTAACGGCTCTACCATTTTATTGGCAACTTCTTCCGCCAAAACTTTCGTAATGTTCATTGCTCTTGGTTTTTATTAATTCTTTTATGTATGTAAAGATAACTTTTATTTATTTCTCAAATAATATAATCTTAAAAACGCATCTGCTTAACTTAATATAACTGTCATCTCCTGCGGCTGTTTCCGAGCAGGGGAATGACATTAAAACTCTTGAATCTGTCAATCAGACGTCCTTCAAACCGTTTCCTGAAATCACCGATGTTCAGATTGCTGGTGATATGGTATTTCTTCCCGAACTGCTGGTAAATCTCATAACGCGCATAGAGAAACTCGTCTATCACGCTGTCAAGACTGGTACCGTAGCTCTTCTGATTCTCGGTTTCCAAACCTATGTCGTTCAGACAGATATTGAACGGGGCGGGATTGAATCCTTTTGACTGCCCCTCGTTGTAGGAATACAGGTCTATGTGTCCGTTCATCTTGTAGTAGTTCATCATCTGGGTGACGGAGAGGTTTTCAAACTGGCTGGGATTCCGTATCAGACGCAGATAATCGGCGAAAATCTGCATGATCATTGTTTTTCCAGTGCCGGGTGCCCCGACAATCAGCAGGTTCTTGTGAATCTTGTAATCCTCATCGGGAAACACTTTCTCGGCCAGTCTGCATCCGTTGAAGTAATACAGCAGGAAAGACAATACCTTCGAGTTGTTCTCGTCAACCTCGAACTCCCTGAATTCACGTCCAGTATAATCATTGCCCAGCTGCCTGACAAGATCACGATGGGCGTAATATTCGGCTGGATTCGTCAGGTCATATTCAAAATCTTGCAGAATAGTCTTTTTGTGACGCTCCACCAGATTGTATATCTGTTCCTGTTTCAGTTTCGCCGCAAATGACTTTTCCTGTCGGATCTGTTGTAGCTCTGCTGAAAGTTTTTGTTCTTGCTCTGTCATCTTTCTGTTTTTTAAGTTCCGTTATCAACCAGTTTGAGAAATGGCGTTTTGCATCTGAAACAGACTTGTGTGTAACGCCTTCCCCCTTTAGCTTCCAATAGTACAGGTCAACGTATTTGTCTTTGCATTCATCCAAAGTGAAGTTCCTGAATCCGTTCCTGTATGCCCGTTCCCAAGCATCCCTCAGCCATCCTTCCTCAGACTTTAGGTCCGCGAAGCATTTGTCTAAATCCATATCGAATGTTTCTGATGAAATATCGCCCAGGTTTTCACGCGTATGCGCGCTAGAGAGAGAGTTATTATTATCATTTACATTATCATTATCGGCTTTTTTGGGTTCTGAAAAACCCACTGGGTTATTTGGGTTTATTTGGGTTGTTCCAATATCATCCGAATTATCATTCTTCGCTCTCTTCGGAGCACCCCCTTTGCTTCCATTACTACGGTTTCTCTCGACAATGCCATGGTATTTGTTTTCATCTATTTCAAATTGATTCTTGAAGAACTCAAATGCTATTTCAATGTCCTCCTCTACCGTAATAATCTCGCCAAGTTGATACTTGAATATAGCTCGGAATAATCTTCCAAGTTGCTTGTCCGATAACTTCGATATAGGCTTGTAAAACGATTTATATATCAAAAAACTTTCTTTTCCCATTTCATTTGTTCTTTATGTAGTCTTACATGACATTCTCGACACAATGTAATGCCATTATCTATATCGAATCTCAATTCGGGATATAAAGAAAATGGTTTGATATGGTGTGCATTTAACTCCACGTTACGTTTTTTACAACGGCAACATGTAAAGTTGTCTCTTTCCAAGACTGAATTTCGCCAATTTCTATAGCCGCTTGAATTCCTGCATCTGTGGTTATCATCAGTAATTCCACATTTCCAGTTCCAGTGGTTTTCTCCGCTTGGAGGTTCATGTAGCAAATTCTCATCTATCTGTTTCTTTATAAAAGAGAATGCCATTTTAGCCAACGGTTTCTGCTCCGACAGTGTCTCCGATGCGGCGTACTTGATAATTGCATCGTACACTTCAAGTCTGACCTCCTCAGGATATTCCATCAGCACTTCCTGCCATTCTATATAGAAGACAAATGATTTCCTTTTTGTATCCTTTTTCATCATGTCTATTGTTTGATAATCAGTTTGTTATATATATTGTAAAGTTAACTTTTTGTTATGGGATTACAATAAATATATTTCTGAATATCAATAATTTAAACGTTATTTATCAGTAACCTTTCCTTTGCAGCGCCATATCCTGTTTGGCAAAGGATATCTGGGTCCTGATATTGTCTCCGGCATGGACAAGGGTACGGTTTATACGGTCCAGCCATGTCACAATCTGATTGGCGGTCACACTTTGCGCGGCGACAAATTTCATGGCGACAGTCGCGGGAACACGTGAGATGAATTCCATGTGGCTGGCATATACATTCGCTTTCA